AACATCAAAAGTATGAATGAAATCTGAGAAAGGAGAGGAGCCAAACTCTGCTGATACTCTGCTGTCCCCTGTCAATGGCATAGCTGCCGCTGTTACTCTCCCCGCTATGACCGTTAAATAGTCTCCCGTGTCACTCTCTGTGTATGTAGTATAGTCCTGGTCAGTAAAAGCGTGGGGCGACAAAGTCCCCACGCAAGCCGCCGTCGGAGGGGTAAGACCTATCTCAACAAGTGCAGCACCATTCCAATACTTTGTAGTCACTGTCTTATGACTCAACATTAGAATATCCTGAGTCATCGCTACGCCCCAGGGAGGGGTTGCTGGTAAGTCTTCCGTCGTGTCTGCCCAGTCGTCAGATGCGAATAGCTCATACCCATAAGCCCATTGTGTCGGGGTCTCCGTTGACCAATCCAACACCAGTGGTGCTACCCGGTCTAACTTATAGAGGTTCCCATCAGCACATAAAGCCAAGAGCTGATTATAAGTATCAGTAACAAACTCATAAAGCAGCCGTGGAGCACTCACCGGAGAACTAATCCTGAACTGGTTTCTGATCCACTTGAGAGTTGCGTCCCGCTCCACTTTGACCCCAGACAAGTGAGGCATCATCGCCCCAACAGCGCGGTCGCGCACTGTATTGGGCGGATACTGGCGAATGTCCCAACCCTTACCAAAGTCACCAATTACTATCTCTTCACGCTCAATCATGGTCTTACCCCTGGTGCTTGATACTTTGCTATGTCTTTCCCCGGCAAATACTGCATTATGACTCGTTGTATCTTATTCTGGTAACTTCCCATTGCTATATTACGTTCATCAGTCTCACCCCTCTGACCCCAACATCGAGCCGTCACAAAGTCCTCAATGATAGAAAAGTAGGGCTGGGTAAAAGTCGGTTCAACCGGAGCAACTCCAATACTAATATCAGCAGGCTGCTTCACATAAAGAATGTCAAAACTCCCTGCCGTTGGTAATCCAACCCCCACGAAAAAGATAATGCCCGACGTGTATATTGTATAGCATGGCTTGGTCTCAGACGGAGCCATCTTCGCTATACTATCCAAGTGTCCAAGGTCTTCTGCTTCTATACGGAGAGCATAGACAGTTTTATATTTAACATAGATTTCCTTAACAAACCCAGGGGCCGCACCCCCCACACCCTCAAAGTCATAATCATCGTCACCTATCACTAGCGTAGTATTCTCTTCTGCTATGCAGGGCCACAATGCCTGGTAGGGAAGTTGCCACAACAAATCGCGCTGGGCCTCCGTTATGAAATCAGCTATCTCAGCATCAGTTATCATGCCCGCCGTGGGCTCGGCAATCCGCACGCGAACCCTGTCCAATATTTCCTGAGTCAGCACTCCAGCCGCCATTAGCCTTCACCTTCTAAAACGGCTCAACATCTGATACCCTAATACGATTGCTTCGGTATTCACTCACATCACCAATAAACTTAGCTACGCCCCGCTCAAACTTATCCTGGTATATCCGCATAGACATTGTATCCCCCAGGTGCGCGTAGGCTTCCATTAAAGCATAGTCCCTAATCAACCCATGTGTCTCAGCGGGTATTACTGGTATAGAAACGTCAGTAGCCAGGGCCGTAGGAGTCTCAGATACGAATAGCGTTATCGTTTCTGCATTGACATCAGGCGTTGGGTAGAGATAGATTTCGTCTCCCCATCTTGCCCAACTTGTAGGCGTGCCATCTGCTTCATCCAAACGATGCCACTCTTCAATCGATATTTGTTTCAACAGAGTAGCCTTCGTCTCGCCCGTAGCCAAGTAAGTAGCAAAAACAATAACTCTGGTCGTGGTCGGAATGGCATAGTTTGCCTGTCCTATAACACTATTATCCTCTTCCTTGTCCCTACTCCACCTTAGCGCAGTATCCACCTCCACATAGGCTTGCTGCACCCAGTCTGCTACCAAATCGGGATTAAGCCGGTCGGGGTAGACATCCAGCAACGCCATCTCTACGTAGCTTTTGAGGTCTCCAAAAGTCATCTATTTATCCCCCATCTATCCTGTGTAGCACTGTGGCTAACATCTCTCGCGTTACCGGCCCCCGAGGATTAGTACCATCTACTAAGCCCTGTCTCTTCGCCCAATCCCATGACTCTGCCGCCCACATACTAGGCAAGTCCGGCGACACAGATTCAGCGTCCTGCCCCCGCAGTATCTTATCTACCAGCCGCCTTACCTCTTTGTGATGTATGCGAGCCCCGGGACACGTTTTATCAGAATAATCGCGGTGAAACCCAACGCCCTCAACACTAAAATTGAAATGATTGCAACACCGAGCAAGCACATCACACGCCGTAGGAAGCCCATTAGCCCAAGGGTCCTCTACATCAAAATTACCTAACAGCACAACGCCTACCGAGTGGTCATTACGACCCTTACAGTGAGCACCTCGCTTCTCTATTGGCCTTAGCAACCATATGCTATTGTCGGGGCCAACCCCAACATGATAACCTATGTCAGACCAACCTCTTTCTTTCATATGCCAATTCCTGATACCATCCCAAGTATAACGACCCTGGTACTGACTAGTGACGGGCTTCCACGTATGATGAAAGATAGCCTCCACTATGTTTCGCTCGCAAGGAGTGGTTAGCAAGTAACCCCATAGCTCTTCAAGCGATACCTGCGTCATGGCATTCACCTCGCAAAGAAAGTAAGAGGGGGCAGTTGCCCGCCCCCTCGTTACTACCCTCTTACCGGACGCCTCTCACTCTACCAGTGAAGGGGTCTTGACTGCCAATATTAACGATTATTGTAACATAACTGATTGTACCAGTCGTAGTTACGTTAATCATCAGTCGGCCCTCAAGGTTCGTCTCCGCCCTGGTCAGAACCAGTGCTCGGAAGTTCCCATTCACAGTAGTTGGTGCATTAGTAGAGTTCGCAAACGCCCCTCCGTTCGTACTGATTGACGCATTGGCAGGTAGTGTACCGAGTGCTCGGAAGTAGACTGTCCGATTAGCTGCAACCGGTTCCAGTTTGTGCATCCTGTACAGGTACACTCCACTATTCTCAGCATTGACGCCTGCGGCAATCTCCACAGTAGCGTCTGCCGCTAGTTCAGCCGCGCCAAGCGCATCGGTAGCAATCTCGAGAGCACCGATAGCATCGGTAGCTAACTCACTCGCCCCGATAGCATTAGCTGCTATAGCTGAAGCGTCAATCGCCCCAGCAGCATAGGTAGCCGCGTCAATCGAAGCAGCGGCTATCGCTCCTGCGTCAATCGCGCCATCCGCCACCTCAGACGCCGCAATAGCATTTGCCGCTATCTCAGAAGCACCAATAGCATCTGCTGCTATAGCGTCTGCATCAATAGCATCAGTGGCAAGCTCCGCTGCGCCAATGGCATTATTCGCCAACTCTGAAGAGCCAATAGCCGCCGCTGCAATCTCAGTGGCCGTGATAGCATCCGTCGCTATCGCTCCTGCGTCAATCGCATCATCAGCTATCTCGTCAGAAGTGATGGAGTCAGTTGCCAATACAGTAGCCGTGATAGCACTAGCCGCGAACGTAGCCGCGTCAATAGCTGCGTCAGCTATCTCTGTAGCACCAATCGCGTCATTGGCTATCTCAGCACTGGTGATGGCGTCTGCTGCTAGTTCACTAGCTCCAATAGCAGAAGCAGCTATCTCAAGTGCACCGATAGCGTCAGTAGCTATCTCATCAGCAGCAATGGCTGCCGTTGCTATAGCACCAACATCAATCGCATTGTCTGCAATCTCGTCGGCACTGATAGAGTTAGTTGCCATAACGGTAGCCGTAATCGCGCTAGCCGCAAAAGTAGCTGCATCAATCGTTGCATCAGCTACCTCGGTCGCACCGATAGCATTGTTCGCTATCTCGGCAGATGTGATAGCATCTGCTGCTATCTCAAGTGCTCCAATGGCATCCGTTGCTATAGCACTCGCGTCAATCGCCCCAGCAGCAAAAGTAGCTGCATCTATCGAGGCAGCAGCTATCTCAGTCGCACCGATAGCATTGTTCGCTATCTCGGCAGATGTGATAGCATCTGCTGCTATCTCAAGTGCTCCAATAGCATCGGTAGCTAACTCACTTGCACCAATGGCATCTACTGCTATAGCACTCGCGTCAATTGCCCCAGCAGCGTAGGTAGCTGCATCTATCGAGGCAGCAGCAATGGCTCCTGCGTCAATCGCGTTATCCGCAACCTCGTCAGCACTGATGGAGTCAGTTGCCATGACGGTAGCTGTGATAGCACTAGCCGCAAAGGTTGCCGCGTCAATAGACGCGTTAGCTATCTCAAGTGCTCCGATAGCATCAGTAGCTAGCTCAGCAGCCCCAATAGCGTCCGTTGCTATCTCGGCCGCAGCAATGGCATCAGTAGCTATCGCACCAGCGTCAATAGCATTGTCTGCTATCTCAGCCGCCCCAATAGCATCCGCCTGTATCACAGCAGCAGTGATAACATCATTGGCAAGGGCTACTCCGGTTGACGTGTCAGTAAGAATGTCAGTCAGAGCAGTGCCCGTGGTAGCCGCCACTGCGTGGCCCGCCGTTAGCTCGTCCCATATCGCATCTACCATCTCTGCTGTATAAGTGACAGACAACTCAGCAGCAGTGAAACAGTCAGTGCCAAGCTCAGAAGCACCAATAGCAACCGCCGCTATCTCAAGTGCTCCAATAGCATCAGTCGCTATCTCAGCCGCTCCAATAGCATCAGTAGCTATCGCACCGGCGTCAATCGCGTTGTCAGCTACCGCATCAGCAGCGATGGAGTCGGTTGCGAATGTTGCAGCTATTAGGGCATCCGCTGCAAACTCGTCCGCTGTTAGACACCCAGTCGCCAACTCTGCGGTTGTGATAGCATTAGCCGCTATCCCCGCCGCTGTTAGATAGTCTGTCGGTGCTACTGCTATGGCATCGAACGGGTCGTGGTCTACAACTATAATGTTGTAGATATACTGAGTATCCGTTGCTCCCACTGACTTGAAGGCAATAAAGCCCTCAGTATCAAGGTCGCCAGCATGGATAACCAGCTTCGCCACTAACCCATCTACTATCGTATAAGCCGACCCCGCAGTGGCACCAAAAGCACCACCGGCCTTTGACACAGTAATTGTCTGTGCCTCAGCCACCCCCACTTCATAGTAGATAGTAGCCTTAGCTGCTGTGGCCTCACTTACCTGAAGCTCTATTGCCCCCAGGTTAAAGTAATGGTCAGCAGCCATTGCAGGCGCATACATCCCCAGCACCAGTGCCAACGACATCAGCCCCGCCACAAGTAGTCTTGTTACCTTGCTCATTCAAACCACCCCTTAGGAGTCGTAGAGCACTGTCGGGTCAATGTTGTAGATTGCCCCATGTGCTCTGCGCTGCGTACAGACAGCGTTCCCCCACCAGAAAAGGCGGTTCGTGTAGTTATGCGCTACAGCAGTCTTGAGCCACTCGTCGAACTGGATATTGTACTTCTTCACAACCTTCGGGAAGAAGTAGTCAAAGTTGACTATAAACATCTGGTGTCCAGTTGTGAGATTCCAAGCGTCCGGCTCCGCATCCGCGGCCTCTGCCCATGCTGATCCAGGACAGTGCTCATCAGCGACTACCGGAATGTTGTCAATCTCAAACGTGTTGAAACCAGCCGCTATTAGTCTCTCCGACCTCCGACTTATGGTCTCGTGATAACCCACTTGGTATAACTCGCGAGACAGTTTCCCATACACCTCTGGCGTGGTCACAATTATTGAGGGTTGCTCACCACAAGCATAAGAAGTCCCGCCGCCGTGAACAATCTCATTAACCAGATCACGCACTACCTCCACCTTGCAGCTTACTGGTGTCCAGGTCGCCGCTGACCCCGTGGCCCGAACGACGTGCGCTACCCAGCTTGGCATGTCAGCTATGAGGATACCCCCATAGCCTGCCGCGTAGTAGCCCGGGTCATCAGCGTTAAACGCATTTTCCTGGCACATGTTAAACAACCCGTCAAGATTATAAATCGGGTCGTCACGAAAGTGGTCCAGGTAAATGTCCGTCCCAAGGTGGGAGTCTATCATAGTCTTACCAGCAGACTTGATATAAGTATCAAGCAAGTTCAAGACCTGCTCGGTCCCCGCCTCGGCATTAAGGTCTACTTTCTGCGCACTCAACTGGATTGGCACTACAGCATACCGCCAGTCGAACTCCGCATAGGTAGCAATCTCAGGGGTTGTTAGACCAATCACCCCATCCTCGTTGTACCATGCACCACCCAGTCTCGCAGATTCAATCGGCACTCTGATTTTCGTGCCCGCCCCGAACTGTATGCCCCGGACGAACTCAGACCAGAACGCAGATTTACTGTAGATGTTATCTGGAAACCCTGGCTGGTAGTACTCCCTGGTTAGGGTGTTAAATGTGTCTACCAAGGCCATTTGCGTCACCTCTCACAAGGCCACACAAGACCTGCTCGTTATTCTGACTCCGTTAGCGCCTCAGGGTGCTGCTTTAGATAAGCCGCCGAAGCAGCCTTCGCCTCGCCTGGCGTCTTAGGCGGCTGGCCTCCCCGTGTCTGCGCCCTCGCACCCTTAGCTTTCGGCTTATCCTTCCGCTGAAGGGCCTTCTGTTCTAAGGCCTGCTTCTGCCGCTTCTGTAGACTCGGCGCAATCAGCTTCAAGAAGGCCAACTCAGGTTCAGCAGTAGAGTTAGCGATCATCGCCTGCTCTATCTTCGCCCGAACATCGGGCCGCGCAGTCTGGGGATATGCAATAGCCAGCTCCTCAAACGACCTCTCCACTTGCTGACGAAATTGCGCCATTTGCACGTCCGCAATCTGCTTCTCAAGCGCACCCATGCGCTGCCCATATTGAGCCTCGTACTGTGCGTCCTGATTAGCCCTAGCCTGCTGCATATACTCATCCAAGTTCGGTGTCGTCGAAGGCACGTCAGGAACCTGGGGTAGTGTTTGCAGAGCTGGCGGCGCAGACGGAACTGGCGCCCCCGAAGCAGGAGCTTGCTGCTGCCCTGCCATTTGCGAAAGCAGCGTTGTAAGTCCCGCTTGTTGCCGAGTCACTTCTCCCTGCTGGCGTTGGAGTTCAGTTTCACGAGCCGCGATCTCCTGCGACCTCTTTGTAAACGCGGATTGCATCATTAGTTGAGCCGCGAGAGCCCCAGGGTGTTCCTGATCAAACTCAAACCGCTCTTCAGCAGTCATGGAACTCAGGTCAACATTTATTCCTTCCACGTGTTGGCCTTCTGGCCCTAGTTCTGGCTCTTCTTCACCAAACAAATCAGTGAAGTCTTCTAGCCCCGGCTCTTCAAGGTCGCCAGCGGGAGATTGTCCCAGCGGCCCGGGTAGGCCCTCGTCGCTGCCTACGCCAAGCGCAGTAGCCAACGAGTCAACTCCGGGGTCGTTTTGGGGTCCTCCTTTTGCGTTATCTTGATTGTTTAACATCTGATACTCTCCTTTTGCGTGTTTTCCCACCCTTAAGGGCGGGTTGCTCTACACACGCCGAAGCGTGTTGTATTCCTTCATTTTCCCGCTACCAGGCTCGCTAGAGCCATTACCTCCGAGGGTTCTTCCCCGTCCTCGGTCGATTGGGCCGCCCATAATAACTAAAGTGCCGTCTCTTCCCCACCCCATACATTCTCGGGCGGTGTCTGTCGTTAATCTTTGGAGTCTTCTGATTAGGCATTTCTCTTCTTCCTCCTTTTCTTCGGATATTTTTGTCCCTTGCGCTCAGGCAATTTGCTTATATCCACACCCTCAGTCCACTCATCAAACTGTGTTTGTGTAATCTCGCCCCGGTTAAGCATGGCCGCAAACTTCCTCAGTTGCGCCTTGCTCTTTAATGGCATTATGCTGCCACTTCGCTTCCCATCAGACTCACCAGTGCTTGCTTCTGTTCATCACTTAATGCCTCTAAGAATGCAAGCTGCTCGGGAGTTAGTGCTTGACCGCTTTCTAGCCCCCCCATTATCTCCACAATTATCTCCAGCTCTTCCGGCGAAAACGCTTCTAATTCTGGGGGCAGAGCAGGGGCTCCCCCAGCCCCTGCTTCCGGTGGCATCGCTCCTTGGGCGGCCATTGCCCCCATCATCTGTTGCTGTTCGGCCTGCATCATTCTCTGTATAACCTCTTCGCGCCCCGGCCAGTTCGCCACCTTCAATACCTCTATCGCATCCAACACATTCTCCCGCTTAAGCTGTATGGCTATATCCAACTGGGCTGCTGGATTAAGGGGCAAGTCACCCCGAGACTGCACCACACACCGATATGGCAGAACGCCGCCCATTGCCTCCTCGTGAAGTGCCTCAGGATAAATACTTACTTGCACTGGCTCCTCAGCACCAAAATACGAAATCTGTCTATCCTCTGCATAGTTCTCCTGCATTAACTCCAACACTAATTGACCCACCTCCTGCAGCGAAATTGCAGTCGAGCTTATCATCAATCTCAGCCGCGCCTGCGCTGCCTCACTCAGTTGCGCCAGAGCAATCCCCGAAGTAATGCCCTTGGGCCTTACACCTTGCGTAACATCCTGCACCCCACTCTGAGTGTCAAATGTTCGCTCCAGCCACTGCAAATAAGTAAAAGTATGGGCTGGTATGGGCGGAGGTGTCTCCCAACGAATATACCCTTTCTCCCGACTTATCATCGGCCTAACAAACACCACCGCCCCCGCCTCATTGGTTACCTCCGTAATCCGATCATCATTAGTGACCTTCTGAGGGTTCCCCGACATCCGCTCGTGCCTTGCTATGCGAAAGTTGACTGAATTAAGAAAGTCCTGCGTAGAAATTAGGTCCCCTATCTCTGACCTACCCAGCATATTCCCACCCCTACGACGGTCAGTAAAGAGAACGATGGGAAACCGATTGCGAGGTGTCGGATTGTCCCCATCATAAACTATCTGACTGGACGTATAGATTGTTAATCGCTTGCCAAACTTATGATATACCTCCCAGACCTCCACTAAGTCCTTCCGAAACTCTCGCCCCGCACTGAGCCTCAAGCGTCGCGCCTCCCTATCCGATACGGTTCCCAAGTTATCCTCATCCAGATTAGGAAACTGTCGCTTCAGGTCCTCCTTAGTCATCTCCGTCTTAAGAGCCAAGAACCGGCACTCATCCAGACTGCGAGCACAAGGATCGTGGTATACACAGAAGGGGTCCAGCCACTCCATCGCCACGTCCCCCAACGGCTCACTCTCCTCTTCCTCCACCCCACCATCCTCGTCAATAGTTCTCAGCGGCTGAGTCGGCAACAACTGACTATCATAATACACCTTCAGTGCCCCAGTCCCGTAGATAGTCATGTCTCGATAGACCTCTTCCAGTACGTGCTCCATCTGTCTATAGTGCCAGTACCCTTGTATGTAGCCCGTAACGTCTCTCGCCAATTCCGGCCCTACCTCGTCCTGTCCCTCATAGAGAACATACCATATCGGAGACGCATCTTTCAAGATGGGTATCATGGTTTCAATCGTAGGCATACAGAAGTTCATGGCCTTGCGATCACGATACTCCTTGTCGTCAATCTCCGTATCCGCGATGTTCCTATTGATTGCCTGAATCCCATCATAATAATCATCGTAAGTCTGCCAGTTCCTATGAGTCTTCTCCAGGGCAGAAGTAGCATCACTTACAAACTGGTTTAGCTCGGCAATGAGGTCAGGGTCCTCAGTTGGTTTCAGACTATTGATTTCAACGCCGTAGCGTGTGCCTGGCAGAAAGAGTCTCACCAGCCATCTCCTCCTCTATTATTATAAGCATCCATCGTCGCTACCGATACCCCGAACGCCATCTTCTCATCTGCACTCAGCGGCACCTTCGCGTCCAGCTTCTCTCTCGGCGTCTCCGGCTCTTTCCTCGTCCCTGAAGAGCCGACATAACCATTATCTCGTGCGCACTGCACCATGTTATACAGTGCATCCGGCAAGTCATCCGCAGACATTACCCCGAACCTCAGCAGCTGCCGCTCCAGCTCACTACCCTTCAGACTAACGTGGTGCTTAATGCGATGCCTTTCATAGAGCGGTTGCAAAGTAGAAATAACCCTCACGGCCTTACTCTCTTTGCTGCCATCTCCTGGCTCTATCGGCCAGACATGACCTGTCTCCTTCTGGAAAACCTCAACAGAACCCAGAATCGCTTTCTGTGGCCCGTAACTTTCTATCCGAGTAGCCAGGGGCATATACTGAAGATTGAGTCTATCCAGCTCTAGAATTATCTCGTGCTCCCGGAGCATCTCCGTGATCCCTTCCAGGAGATAGATTGTCTCTTCTTCGTCCATCCCTCCCACTACTATGCCGCATGGGTCTAGCCCCATGCCCGTTGACGGGTCACACCCAATAAACATACACAAGCCCTCTGGTATCTCATTGAAGTACTCAAAGAACTCTTCCTTGAACCTTTGCAGCTCCACCGGCAGAACATCATTAAAGTAGTTAGCGAAGTAAATCTTGGTAGACATCAGCCGCCGTCTCTCCTCCAGCCGCTCTTCGTTCCACTCCTCAGGGAAAATAAAGTACGTCTTCCCCGTCGGCTGCCCATCTTCGTCCATCTCCTCTTCCTTGACCGCCCTATGAAAGACATCTATGTCCAGCTCACATGCGTCACTCTCCATATACCCATAAAGGTCATCATCGGCGTACCTCGTCCCATTCGTAAGGTCAAATCCTGGACTGTTCAGCAACGCCTGGCACTCCTGCCAGAACCCTATGATCTTCTCTATCTCTCTTGGCGTCCCACTATTCTTCGCTGTCACTAAGTCGTCATGCAACTGTCGGTCGAAATGGAAACTTTCAGGTGTGCCACCCGCCGACACACACTGCACCGTCGCTTCTCTCCGGGCCTGTCCGCTTTCGGGATACCTTCTATCTATCACTCGGAACGTCGTCCCCGTCCACTTACTCTTATCAGGCACTACATAAGGATATAATCGCTGGTATAACTTATTGTGCTCTAACTGACTCTTGATTACCTCCGCCGTCGCTATCGCTTGACCACTTACTGCCGACGTTATTAGGTTACACTTGCTCGGGTCCTCCGCTATCGCCTGTAGTATCAATGCCTCTGCAAATGTAGTCTTGAAGTGCTCTCTCGGTACTTCGTTCTTCCCGTGCCATGTGCCACCGTCTCTGTAAGTCTGCGACCCTCCCTCTATGAACTCGCACATGTCATAGTGAAACCCCGTTAGTGTCGCCCTCGACCACGGGCAAATCACTACCGTGAAAAAGAAAAGGTCTCGTAAGCCGAGCTCAGCCCAACCGTCAAGCTCGCTGTCCGAGACCTCTAGTAAATCGCTCCGCTGCGTCAGCCCGTACATCTCCATCACTGCGTCCCACTTCTCCGTTGGACTCATCGCAAGCGCCACTTCTACTGGTATTCTTTCCCGCAATTTTTAACACTCCTAACGCTGCCGCTAATGCTATGTTCTTGTCTCCTTCGTCAGCCATCAATGCCATTAACCTCTCGCCCGCCCGCTCGATTAACTCTTCGCTGACTACACTTCCCTCATTGCTATCTCTTGCATTCATGTTATTACTATTCTAATACCTCTGTACCTCGCCTGTCAAGTATATCTCCTCAAAAAAGAATGTATTTTTTAGTATATTTTTTATTGTATCTGGGATTATTGCGCGTACTATCGTGGGACTAAATAGAGTACATCAACGACCTTGCGCGGCGAAACGCAAGTGCGGGCGCTTCGCGCATAGCGCTC